ACACCGTCACCACCCGCAGAAGCACCCGCAGTAAACGCATTGTTAAGAACCGCAGCGGCTTTAACTTGCTTACTGTGAGCCATCGAACGAGCAAGGGCTTTGGTATAGCGTGATCCAAGACGATCATAGAGATTGTCCTCGATTGCTTCCTCAGTAATCGAAAAGGCCAACGCCAGAGTTTCGTGATTGTAACGAGCGGTGTACGCTTCGTTGGCATCATCGTAACTTACGTTTGAACCTTCCGACTTAGTAGGCGCGGCGCCAAAACCCGAAAGCATAACTTCTTCCTCGAACGCTCTGTCCGATGATTCAGTTGTGTAGATTTCCGAGTGTTGACCTTCGTACCGGTCGTATTCCATTCCAAACAGTGCGTTTAGGCCGGGTTCTAGCTCTTTCGCTAGTTGTGCGCGAGAAATAGCCATAATCTATACCCTTCCTTATACGCCTGTTGTCGTAATAGTGGCCGCTACAATGGAACCCGTAGGCGCATTGAAGTGGTTGTTTAGACGAACGATTAATGGAATGCCAGCAACAGTAAAGTCACTATTTTCTGGGTCATCAAGGACGCCCACAATACGACAGAACAATGTGTTGGTAGCTGCGATGGTATTCAAATCCACAGTTGCGGAAGACATACCAGTAGTGTTTGAACCACTGTTACCTGTAGCTAACGCAATGTTAGCAAAGACCCCTGCACGAACTTCCGTTTCAGTGTTTGCCCCAGCAACAACGTTAGACGTTGCAATGGTAAACAGTTGTGCAGGGTTGTCGTAAATAAACGCTTTTACAGGAAAGTTAGCGTCCGCGCCAGATCCAGGCCAGTTATTGGAAAAGATCGTTTCACCAGTAGTTGAAGAAACGTATTCACATCCATTGAACACACCAATAGTAGACACGTTACCGCCAGCCGCAGCTTGCAGATCGTCAATGACCCCCGCGGCCAGCGGAATAACCGCCATACCTTGGTAGATCCTATTAGTGTTTCCAGACGCGATACGATATTCAGTCGTACCAGTGGTGTTAGCGGCGGAACCTAAAACACCATACGGGCGGAACCCGAATGCGCCATTAGTATTTGCCATGATAGCACCTCAAAGATTATTCGGAGCCGCTTCCGCGCCCTCCGAAAGTTACACGGGATTGCCGGTTATTACTAATCGGCATTGAAGGATGTTGCTCCTTCATTAAATCAGAATCTACAGCGACCATTTGATCTCGGGTCCGTAACCCGTAGTAATCGGCTCGTTCTTTCGCTGTCTCTTCAGGTAGTCTGCAAAGCATTAGTCCACCGTTTCCGATTATCCCAAGGTACTGTCCCTCATCGATAGTAGGGAAAGCACGGTCGGGGTACTCATCTGCGCGAACAGGTTCCCATCCTTCGCGAAGTTTGGAATAGACATTAGTCTTGTCTTCCTCACCACGCATAGATACTCGGATCCATCGTTGCACATAACCCTCTGGGGGGTTGGGAGCCTCTAATCGTTGGGGCGGAGCCCATGGTTTACGCCGCTCAGTCTTTTCACGAGTTGAGCTTTCTCGATTTTTTCTTTCAGTCATGGTCTAATCCTTCACAAATTTTGCGTATTCAGCGAGAGGAACGTTAAGTTTCTTCGCCATAATAACCTGCCTCTGGGTTAACCGAACCGATTTAGTACGCTTCTGATTAGTGTTACGAGAGGCTGAGGATGCAGCAGAAGCGACCTGAGCACCCCCTCCCGATTTCTTAACGGAAAATTTACTCGGAAACTCCGAACGCATTCTCTTATCTACTTCTGTATAGTAGTCTTCTGACGCTGGGTCAAATCCTTCCTGAGTTACCATCTTATTGTGGATGGCAAACACGGAAGCGGTCATGACATCGTCATCACCAAACCACTTGTTTTTCTTGGCCCAAGCATCGGCTTTAGGATCAACTTGTGGCTGGGCTTGCTGTGGCTGTTGCTGGGCTTGCTGCTGTGGCGCTGGCTGTTGAGCTTGCTGTTCCACCCGTTGTTTAGCGGCGGCAAACCGGCTTTCATCGTACTGAGCCTTATTCAACGCTTTCTGCGCTGCCAACATAGCCTCGGTGTCACCTTCGTCCGCGGCTTGAAGATACGCTTTCTCCGCAGCGGAAGTCTCTGACTGAACACGGTTTCCGTATTCGTTAAGGTAACCAGAGTCTAGTTGTTGCACCCGAGCTTGTAGCTGCTGGTTCTCCGCGGCTAACTTCTGCGCGACCTTAGTAGCTTCTTCTCGATTGACCTGTTCATCACGGTAACGCTGGTTAAGCTGGCGTATGCGTTTCTGCACACCCTTGCTATATTCATCCAGTTCTTCCGGATCAGCCGCCGCAGGCTCTTCAATAATTTCAATTTCAGGTTCAGACGTAGCCTCTTTGGGCTCCTCATCCGTACCTTCAATCTCAATTTCAATCTCTTCTTCTACCTCGTTAGACATGTCTGACATCATCTGGCTCCAGCAATGTTGCGATCACTTCATCGTCATTAAGGATACGAACCTCCCCACCCTCGATCTTAAACCGAGATCCGGAGTACCTACCGATGCAAACCCATTGGCCTTCTTTACACCAGGGTTTACCTTCAAACTTGTTTTGATCCTTGTAGGCAAGGGGGCCCAACTTGAGAACGTATGCCACAACAGTAGCAACAGTTTCTCTCTCCCGAACTTCATCGGGAATATGTAGGCCAGAGGCTGTCTTTGATTTTCCTTGATATGGCATGACCAAAACCCGCCATCCGGTAGGTTGTGGTAATCGTTCCATCAAGGGCTTATCCAGAAGAGATGGGTCTAACACCCGCGCTTCTGGGGGAACATATGCTGTCTCGGATACGTCTTTAGATTTTTTGTCTTTAACGCTTTTAGCTACATGTTCAGGAAGATATAATGTCTTCGACATCGTCTTGATTCAACTCCAACAGGGTCTTGATTTCTTCTTGCGCGTGGGAAAGGCCCCGAATTTCCCCGACAAGCATCTTGTAGTCTTCCCAAGTTTTAACACTACCTTGGGACATAGCGAAGGAAATGTCCTTCTCCCTTGCACGAAGAACTTTGTATAAGTGCTTAGAAAAGTCTATGACATCCATGACGGTATCCGTATGGAGGTCATATAAGGTTGTCAATCATCGTTGTATATATTGTCGAAGATTTTGGTAACGTCTAAAGTGTAATCCAAGTCAGACTTAGAGTAATGTATGTGTTGAGAAGGGCGGAAGTCAGGTGCGCCCTCGCCCGTTTCAAACCAAGCAGGGTGCGTTACCCGAACCCTGTTGTTTGGAAGAGCCACAATATTGCCAGTGTACTCACCAGCATCCAACAACTCCAATACATGGCTCTGCTTATGCTGGGCAGGATCGTCAGCTATCTCGCTGTCAGTGTAATCCACTGTAAACAAGTACTTTGCAGGATAGAACTCGCTATCTATCTTTGCCATCCAAGGGCAAGGCGTTGCCCGGTCTAACTTGTAGACCGCATGAGTATGCGATGAACAGTCCCAAGGTTGAGTCGAATGTACCGGCATTGGCGTAGGCCACTCCTCATACGGAGTATCTGCCACTAAGGCCGTGATTGGCATTCTTGCCCACATTGCGCCACCATGCACGTTAGGTGTGTCTTCTATGTCCGCCTCACAACCAGTGAAGATAACTTGAAAACTCAGACACCTATTAGGCATGGTAGTGACGGCAACCGCCATCGCATGTAGAAACTCCCCGTGATACCCATTATGATTATAGGTATATTCACGCCGCACCCAGCATTTAAAATGTGGGATGTTACTTTGTAAATATGGCATTAATACGTCATACCCCTTTTGTTGTTGAACCGGACATCACCAGCGCGAACTCGGCCACCATCAGCGTAGCCTTTGGCTTTGTCTTTTTTCATTCGATCCTGAGAAAACTTCTCCATGTCAGTCACACCCGAGGACTTGTCTATTTCAGTCCCAAAAGCAGCGTCTATCATATTTTCCGCCTTACTAGACGTTACACCGTGCTTTTCTTTAAAAGCCGCTTCAGCCTCTGCACCGCCGAGTTTTGCTTTTAAAATCTCTTTTCCTATGGTTGTTTTATTTTCGGGGCGAGATATACCAGAACTGGTTTGTTTAACATCTAAGGCCGTTCTTGCCTTAGTTTTACCGAGTTGTTTTCTGACGTATTGTTGTGCGCCACCTGGAGTCTTTTCAGTATTTAACTTACCCATTTGGTTCTTCCTTTAATAGATAGAATGTTTCGTTGGATCTTCTAAAAGTGTTGGGACACAGTACGCTACAGCGCGATCTGCCGTGGAAATCCCATGAGTTGAGTACCTCTTAACCAAAGACTCCGCTACTTTGTTGCAGTAGTTTACCTGCTTAAAGTACATG